TATTACATTTGTTAATAACAGAATTAACAAACCAGTAGCAAACTATGAGGATGATCTTAGAGTCAATAGTGTAAGAGAAGATCCTGATAGATTCTTCTATATTACTAAGAATGTAGTTTTAGAAAATCCAGCAACTTCTCTAGAAGTTATCATAGATGGATATGTTCCTGATTTATGTGATCTTAGAGTTTTCTATGCTGTTAATCAGGATAAAAAGTTAGATGATGTAATCTTTACTCCATTCCCTGGATTTAAGAATCTAAACATCAATGGACAGATTATCAGTCAAACTAAGAGTGATGGTCAATCTAACTTGAAAGTTCCAAAAGTAGACCAGTATGTTCAAACACCATCTGTAGATCTATTCAAGGAATATTCATTCACTGCTGATGATCTATCACCATTTAACCAGTTTAGAATTAAGATTGTAGGTACATCAACAAATGCTGCTGTTGTTCCTCAACTTAGAAACCTTCGTGCAACTGCACTTGCTTAATTATGTCTTTAATACCTGTAGAAAATCATTCTGAATTATTCAGAGATAGTGTAACTGGTGCTATTGTAAATAAAAGTAAATCTGACTTTGAAAGATACAGTAACACCAGAAATAAAATGCTTTCTAAAGAAGAAAGAATTAATCATCTGGAACAAAAGGTAGACAATTTATCAAGTGATATTGGTGATATTAAATCAATGCTTCAATCATTCCTAAGTAATAATGGCCAATAATACAATTACTTTTGATCCAGCTGCTGGAGTTTCATATAGTACTAATTTAACAATTAATACTGGAGCAAACTTCAAGTCAACATTTAAAGTTGTAAAACCAGATAAATCTGCTTTTAACTTTACTGGATATAGTGGATCATCTCAGATGGTTAAGTCTGTTGCAGTTGGTGCTACTAATCCAGCTACAGCATCATTTACAGTGGGATTTACTAGTGCTGCTGGTGGTGAATTAAATTTATCAATGGGTTCTACAACAACAAGAGCAATAAAACCAGGTAGATATGTATGGGATATGTTAGTTAGTTCAGGATCAACAATTTACAGATTAGTAGAGGGAAATGTATTAGTGTTGGGAGGTATATCCTCTGCTCCATAAATAACTCAAAGGTAGTATTGTATAAATGGCTCAACCTGCTTCAAGACAAGATTTAATTGACTATGCATTAAGACAGAATGGAGCTCCTGTCTTAGAAATTAATGTCGCAGAAGAACAGTTACAAGATTTAATGGATGATGCTATTCAGTATTATCAAGAGAGACATTATGATGGTATAACTAAAGTATTTTTAAAATATAAAGTAACTCAAGAGGATATAGACAGAGGTAAAGTAAAAGATCCAGCTCAAGGTGGACAAACTGGTATTACTACCACAACTGCTACTACTTCTATTGTTGGTGTATCAACAAGTTTTGATTACTATGAAAACAGTAATTACATACAACTTCCACCTAATATAATTGGTATTGAAAAGATATTCAGATTTGATAGTTCTCAAGGATTAAGCATGACTAACATGTTTAGTTTTAAATATCAGTTAGCTTTAAATGACATGTATAATTTTGGTAATTTTGAATTATTAGGATATGCAATGGCATTAACTCGTTTAGAAACTATTAATTTTCTTTTAAATACTCAAAAACAAGTTAGATTTAATATAAGACAAAATAGATTATATTTGGATATAGATTGGAATGAAATAAGTGCTAATGATTATTTAATTATAGATTGTTCATCTGCAATCAATCCTGATGATTTTACCAATGTCTACAATGATCCATTTTTAAAAAGATATCTATCAGCATTAGTTAAAAGACAATGGGGTTCAAATCTAATTAAATTTCAAGGTGTAAAATTACCTGGTGGAACTGAATTAAATGGTAGACAAATATATGATGATGGACAAAGAGAAATAGATGAAATAAGAGGACAAATGTTGAGCACCTATGAGATGCCACCTTTAGATTTCATAGGATAATGATATGGCACTTAACCCCTACTTTCTACAAGGATCACCTGGTGAACAAAGTTTAGTTCAAGATCTTATTAATGAACAGTTAAAAATATATGGTGTTGAAGTATATTATATTCCTAGAAGATATATTGCTAAGAATACTGTAATTAGAGAGGTTGTAGAATCTAAATTTGATAGTGCTTATCCCATTGAAGCATACATTGACAGTTATGAGGGATATGGTGGTCAAGGAACTTTATTATCAAAATTTGGAATACAGAATGTAGATGATTTAACTCTAATTATCTCAAGAGAAAGATATGAAAATTATATTACACCTTTAATTAAAGATGTTCCTAATATTGAATTATCAACTAGACCTAAAGAGGGTGATTTAATTTATTTTCCACTAGGTGATAGATTATTTGAAATCAAATATGTTGAGCATGAACAACCATTCTATCAACTCAAGAAAACATATGTTTATCAGTTGAGATGTGAACTATTCAGATATGAGGATGAGGTTATTGACACTGGTGTTGATACAATTGATGATGAAGTAGAACAACTAGGATATATTCAAACATTAACTCTGATAGGAGCAGCAGTCACTGCAACTGCTACTGCAACATATGTTGCTAGTGGAGCAGTAGATAGAATCACAATAAGAAATGTAGGAACAGGATATAAATCTTCTCCTCAACCTTTGATTGGTATATCATCAGCACCTAGTGGAGGAATATCTGCTGTTGGTATTGCATCTATATCTAATACATTTATTGACTGTGATACTGGACTGACTGATGGAAAGATAGTTGCTATTAATCTATCAAATGCAGGTGCAGGTTACACTGAAGCACCCATGGTTACAATTCAGGATCCTGAAGGAACAGGAGTGGGTGCTGCTGCCACAGCTGGTATCACAACCATTGGATCTATTGGTGTAGTATCAATAGTAAGTGGTGGTTCAGGATATACAACCAGTCCATCATTCACAGTTACTGGAAGTGTTGGTGTTGGAACAAGTGCAAGAGGTATTGGTATAATCAATGCTTCTGGTATAGTAACTGCTGCTTATATTACTAATGCAGGTTCAGGTTACACAGCAATTCCTACTATAACATTTGATGCACCTACCTCTGCTGGTTCTGGTATTGGAACTGGATCATATGTCTTTAATGAAATTGTTGAGGGTCAAACATCTGGTGCAACAGCAAGAGTTAAAGAGTGGAATTCCACAACTAATAAGTTAGAAATATCTGGTATATCATCTAACTTCCATAATGGGGAGCAAATTATAGGACAAAATTCTGGTGCTAAATTTGCTATATTCAGTGTCAATACTGATGATGAAGTATCTGGATTTGCTGAAAATGATGTAATACAGTCAGAGTCTGATAGTATTATAGACTTTACAGAAAAGAATCCATTTGGAATGCCCTAAAATAAAATCGTTAAATAGTACTGTATTGGTATAAGATAATGTTTGAGTATTTTTACAACGAAGTTTTCAGATCTGTAATTATTGGATTTGGATCTTTATTTAATGGAATTGAAATCAAAAAGTCAAATTCCATAATTAAAGTTCCACTGGCATATGGTCCAACACAGAAATTTTTGGCGAGAATGCAACAAGAGGCAGACCTAAACAAACCTGTTTCTATTACACTCCCAAGAATGTCTTTTGAGTTTTTAGGACTACAGTATGATCCAACTAGAAAGTCAACTCAAACACAAACAATAATAAATCAAACTCCTGATGGTGCTGAAGTAAAGAAAAATTATCTTCCTGTTCCATATAATATGAGATTTGAGTTATCAATCATGACTAAGTTAAATGATGATATGCTTCAAATCATAGAACAAATACTTCCTTACTTTCAACCTGCATATCAACTTCCAATTAACTTTTTAGGTAATTTAAAAGAAAAAAGAGATGTTGCTATAAACTTAGATAATATTACAATGGAAGATGATTATGAAGGAAATTTTGATACTAGAAGAGCATTAATATACACATTAAGTTTTACTGCTAAAACAACTCTATTTGGTCCTATCACAGATGTTACTGGAGATATCATCAAGAAGGTTGCAGTTGGTTATGTTGCTGGTTCAAGAACAGGAACAGTTCCAGAAAGAAGTGTTACTTATAGTACAGTAGCAAGAGCAACAAAAGACTATACTGGTGATGTTAGAACTCTCTTAGCAGAGGAGGTAGATCTACTAGAAACTATCATAGAAGTAGATGATGGAACAAAAGTAGAAGCAGGTAAATACATCTATATTGGTCAGGAAGAAATGCTTGTTGACTCTGTAACAGGAAATAAACTTACTGTTAAGAGAGCACAAGATAACACCACTGTTCAAAATCATGTTAAAGGTGCACAAGTTTTTGGTATCAATTACACTGATGCTAAAGAGGATAATGCACTCATTGAGTTTGGTGATGATTTTGGATTTGATGGATCTATAGAAGATTGAGGTTAAATTATGGATAATGAAACAGTAGATATAACAGTATCCAATCAGGTTAATCCTACAACTGTAGACATTGAGAAGGATTACAAGTATACTAGAGGACAACTGTACTCAATTATTGAAAAAGGTCAAGAAGCAATCAATGGTATTCTTGAACTAGCACAAGAAAGTGAAATGCCTAGAGCATATGAGGTTGCAGGTCAATTGATTAAAAATGTGGCAGATGCCACTGATAAATTAATGGATCTTCAGAAAAAACTAAAGGATGTAAATGAAGAGAAAGAAACTAAAGGTCCAACAACTGTGAATAATTCATTATTTGTAGGTTCCACTGCAGAATTGCAAAAGTTTCTGAAGCAGAATGACAAAGCATAAATCTGAATCTTTAGCAGACTTCTTCAATTCTATAGGAGGAGAGAAGAAGAAACTCAAAGAAGAAAAAAGTAAAATTATTGGTGATTTATCACTGGATAATCTTTTTTCCTCTATGGAGGAAGAGTCACGCAAAATAAAAGAAGAAAAGAAACAATTAAAAAAAGATGTAGAAGCATTTAAAAATTTATTATTCAAAGAAGAAAAGAAAGAAGAAAAACCTGTTGTAAAAGAAGAACCTATTGTAGAAGAAATAGAGGTAGAAGAAGAGGAAGTAAAAGAAGAAACAGTTGTAGAACATGCTGTTAAAATATTAGATAAAATTAATGAAGAAGTAGAAACTGTAGAGACTGAACCAGATCTAGCAAAACTTAAAAAAGAAATAGAAATATTAAAACAAGTAGTTTATGAACAAGGTGGTGGTGGAGAAGTTCGTCTTGAATTTTTAGATGATGTAGATAGAGACACTGCATTAGTTGATGGTAGATTTCTTAAATATGAATCATCAACTAAAAAATTTATTGGTGCAGTTAGAGATGATGATTGGGTAGTAGATTCAGTTGGTATTCATACAACTAGAAATATAGGTATAGGAACTACTGCAAAATCTGGTTTTGCTCTTGATGTAACTGGTAATGCAAGAATTACAGGTATCCTAACTATTGGAACTCAAACCATTACTTTAGATCCAAGTGCTGATATTATACAGGTTGGA